CGGTTATATCTGAGTCATTTACTCATAAGACTGAGCTTCAGTAGCATTTGTAGGTTGGATCATCTCGCTTTTGGCAAGATCCTAGTACAAACACTTAACGCACTACGTGAGAGGGATAATCGGAAGGGGATATTTCACCCCATTGAACGGGGCAGAGAATAACTTTTGGATAACTCATAGACTAAGCGTCTATCAGCCAAACAGAACTTTCCGCCAACACATTCAACTTTCCGAGCCCACCACCACGCATTTGTTTACTGAAACTGAGGAAGCTATCTCTGACCTTTTGTGGGACAATAAAGTCCAATGGTCAAAGATTGTGAGTGGAAGTTAGGTTTGGCTTTTTAACAGCATATGCTGGCCACCTCTTCCACGAGACACTTCCCCACTCTTACTTTCGTGATAATCATTTATTGATTGATCTCAGAACCCCTTACCACACACACACAGATTCGCCGACCGGGAATTTTCATTAAGCTAAACTTTCTGCTCATTGACTTCCCCACACCGGATTTCATCGCCGGATAAACTTTACGACCATTATCCCCACGTAGGGGCATCTGTTCGGGTTTTTACTAAGCGATGTGGCTGGCCATTGAGTTGTTCATAAAATTTCGAATAACTTCAAAGTCCCACCCCGGTAAGCGACTCCTGCCTGCGCAGTAGATGTTGCTCCAGTTACAGGTCCCCACGGGGACCCTCCACACAGCTAGAAGCATGCTGTGGGAGTATTTTTCACTTCTCCCGGACATTCTACGCGAGTGTTAGAATGAACCGAAATTTGTTCAGTGTAATGGGTGGTGGAAGCAACAGATTTGAGCCTGCAACGGCATATATCTGTAGCATATCCGTACCATTAAAGGTAGTATACCCACATCCAATACATAGTCCCGGAACTTGATCGGCTAATGCCGCGTCTGTAGAACCTCCTGCGGCCACCACAAATAGTGTTGCCGGAGCCCCCCCATAAAATAAATTTAGGGTGGCCAGGAAGGTGGACTCAACTGATGAGACCAAGACGCAGGACATATACACGAAATAAGTTCCAGCGGGCGGAATAATTGAGAAGGTCTTCACATCTGCAGGAGGGATCGAATAAGTATTATAATCGACCACAGCTCCAGATCCTGTGAGACAAAATGGAAGGGCGACCGGAGGGTTGCCTGTGGGTAACGCCATCGTTCTGTCGGGCCAGGAAATCTGGTACAGAGACGAGGGCGCTGACGCCACTGTGAGGGACCGTGTTTGAGGGACCCAAAAGTCACACTCATAGTCCACCCACAACTTTCCAACTTCTCCTGGTATAGGCGTGCCTTTTGAGCACACGTTGAGGTTTCCGCAATCGTAAATATTCTGATCGCCTGAAATACCTGCCGTGCGCACCTGCTTTCTGCCCCCCATAGGGAACATAGCAGCGACATCAATCTCACATACCAGCTCTTTCCACACCACACCTTCAATCGCATCCTTCGTGTTGCAGGCATCTCTCTCCGTAGTGGGAGCGGCTTCTGCAGGGTTATACTCGGGTGAAAGAATTATCACACCAGAGTTCCCGGTCATCGTCTGAGTTTCAAATCGGAAACGTAATTTCCTGAATCGGTACTGTTGCCATCGTTTTGCCTCTTGGGCAAGATAAGGGAACGTATCCGAGATTCCAGGTTGAATCACGTATTTTGTCACTGAAAAATCAGTCGTTGCCATCACGGGACCAATGAATTCTGACGCACACACGGGGCTAGGTAAATTGCTCCGGTAGGTCGAGAATGCGTTGGTTCGATTGTAGGCTACTGCTGCACCAATGATCGGCTCACTTGACCCTTGGGGTCTTTTAAGTTTTGAGCGTCTCTTGGGAGTAAGCTTCTTCTCCATCTTCTTCTTTGTCTTTGTTCCATTCTTTCGGTTCTTTCGCGATTGGGGCATTGCGAATAGTTTCAAAAGTACAAGTTTCGTTGTGTATGGGATCCTTCCAACGATAGAAGGACTGTTCATCCCCTCGTAACCTAACATCTCGCTGAGATATAGGAAGCGCCGTGCAGTCTCTCGACATTTTGTTTAGTACGGAACTATTGAGATTCGACAATATGCCAGTATGATTACTTAGCTAAGGTCTCTAAAGTGTGTTAGTTTTTAACTTACCACCTCCAGACACCGGCCAAGCCGAGCACACTCGACATAACAGATTTCATTTCTGCATTTGTCTTATCACCGTTTTGGGCTATAACACGAGGGAACCCCATCAGCATTTAGGACATTAGGAACTCAATTCCCGCCTTAAGAAACGACTGTCGCTGAAAGCGACGTTTCTTCCAGGCCTGGAACCGCGTGAGTTTAGTAGGGTTAGCAAAGAACTGAATTTTATCAATGTTCTGTTGCACAGCCTGACCTCTCATAAACGCGTTTGAGAACCAATTTCGACCATTTGCTTGCTCCAACTCCTGAAATTTTTGAGTTGGGATATCTTGTACTGAAATCCGATTAAGCGGAGGACACGCAGGAAGACCGAACGCATAGACTTTTGCGTCCCAATACCGAATCAACATCTCTTTCGACATTGGCTTCAATCGGTACTCAGGTTTAAATCTGTTCACGAATACGGCATCTGAATATTTTTTGCCATTCTGACAGACTTTTACAGTCTGAGTCTTGGAAGTTTTGGATTTGGGCTGTCGTTCTATAATTTCAACGACGCTACCCATTGAGGCCCGGTCTGCGAACGCAATGCGTGCTAACCAGGGATCCTCATCAGCCTCAACTTCACCAGACTCAGGAATGTATCCTGAAGGTTTCATCCTGTATTTTGCTAGTGCCTGGGCATATTTTGCCACTGGTAGGGAGAGTCCCGCTCGTCGATAAAGTGCCATTGCTGGATCATTCACAAAACGAGCTGCCATAAGTCTCTGACTGCGAGTAATTTTCATCGCTGCAGGAGCCAAACGGCCTGGAACCCCGAAACCACCAAGGTGAACTGGAAGGTACCAGTTTGGATAATAGGTTTTGCCGAACCAATCTTGGTTCCACCGCGAAAAAGCTGCGGGGAAAGAACAAGTGGTCCACGGCGTCAGCAAGCCCATTTGCCCGAGATCTTTTCCGATCTGTGTTGGCACGGCTCCTGACTCACCATTCTTCAAACCAGTTCCTTTCACCAAGCGAAGATTGAGATACCCAAACCGTTTCATTTTTCCCCCCACTCGTCTATAGACTTGTGAGTTGATCATGCAACAATCCGGACTCAAATAATTCTTCCCTTGGGAGGCTTTGAACCCTGCTCCTGCTGCGACTTCGATAAAAATTTTAAAGAATTCGTCGTCAGACTTGAACAGAATATCATCGCCGTTCACTAGAACGTTATGTGCTAAGATTTCTCCTCGCGCCATCCGTTCCTTGGGTCTCTTATTCACCCACCGACCAACCGCCGTCAAATAGACCGCCTTATTGATCGCACACAGCAAAGGGAAAGAGAGTGGGTGGCCCATCAATTGTCCTTCAGGACAGACCACACGCACCTCCTCTTCCGCCACTGTTCCCGCTGGATATACCGCCGTGACATTAAACATGCTGGCTTCTGCAAGACGACTTCCCCTAACATGGGAGACCGCATGCATAACCGTCAGCGTAGCATCTTTCTTCAAAAGATCTGTTGCCGCTTCGTAGTCACCGGAACACCACTTTCCAAAGAAGTAGACCTCCTCATCTATCTTCCGAACCTTAGCCGTCAAATCTTGACCAAGGCCCCCCCTTTCTGAGGACAACATTTCATGGCTGCCAGGAACCATCGTACTTGCAGGATCACGCTTCCAAGCTGAAAGCAACAATCCTTGCAAAGGCTGTAATGCCGTGTACAAGTGTCCATCCCCTAGAGACAAAATTCTAAATTTGCCAGGCTCGGGGAGCGCCATAATCCGCACTTCGTTTGCGACGATCGAGAGATTTTCAGTTGGATTGATTTTCCATTCTTTGAATTCTGGACCGAGAACCATCTTCTCAGACGCTTTCGCATAGGCTTCCATATAAGTGGAATTTCGCCAGGCCGAAATAGCGTAGTGAAGAGACGGGAGCTTGCCAACAATTGCGGCATCCTCGTCACTTGGGTAGTGGAATCGCTCAAACAGACTTAACGCCCCATTGTCTCTGACAGGGGCTTGTAAGCAAGCTGATCCACTGGGTAGTAGCTTTGTCGGAGTCTCAGAGGAGCAATCGCCGAAGATATTGAGGGACTCACGGAAAAGAGTCTTCTGCAAATCTTCGGGAATCGATCCCTTCTGAGATGACAATCTAGATCTATGCTTTTCATAAGCAACCCGTTCCATAACTTTCCCCAAACGAGGCCACATTTGTTTTGAGCCTTTTTGGAGAGAGTAAAGAAACGCCACATCGCGCTTTGCGACGGATCTAGCGATAAATCGTCTACACCAACCCGTAAACAAGGGTTTTGTCATCCATTCCTCGCGCACTGGGCGCTGTGGGTCTAGGAAGACCTGGCACAGGTAGCTATCGAGCCAAAATTTAATAAATGTTTGCTCTTTATTGTCTACCGACTCCAGGGAGATGAGCGTTCGTGCAGTTGCACTAATTGACGCCCTAAATCTCCCGAGTTCTTTGTCCGTGAACCAGTTCTCACTCCGAGAACGTCGCGCGACAAACGGCCAGATGAGTGATTCTAAAATCTGTAACATGGAACCCGAAGGTCCCAAACCCTGCATTCGTGCCAGGGTGGAGGATATGAGGTTTTCAGCGTTTCGCTTAGAAGGGTCACTCACCCTTTTGTTTTTCCCCATACCAGCAACATCTGTGCTGCCAACAGGCAGTGTGGGTATTCTGGTGTTCTCTCTGTCTTTAGAGAACGGTTTCCTTGGTGTCATCGATACTTATTAAATGAGTGTTATGACATTGGG